GTCACCCCCATTACGTAGTTATCTCCGTTTCCATGAGTTCATAACGATCCCTCACCACTTCAACGATCGGACTTCCACCGTGCATGCAGTTAATTACTCTGCAACCCGTGATACTACGACTTATAAAATTAAAGGATCTTCGTCAGCTTAACCACGTATCTCTTCGCTGAGTTCCTACAGCCATACTGAGCCCTTCACATTTATAAGATTTTTAGTAACTAGTGAAGGAATCGAACCTTCATACCGTCGTAGTAATGAACTCTGTTTAACTTAATAACACCTGTTACATCCATACCTAGTTTACCGGCTATTGTGTGATCACTAATCGTATCTTTCGCCATTCCAGACATTTTCTACCTTTGCTTACGCCGCGGTCTGTTATTTATTCGCTGGAGTCGGTTTTCATATTTAGATAGAGCTATATACCGTAAAACTCTTTGTACTTACTTTCTACGCCAAGCTCTGTGCACAGATGCACTTACTTCTTGACTGACGATTTGTATTGTATTACCGGTTTTATGCTCAATAATTGGTACATAGCTGTACGTTTGGGTTGTTGAGCAATTAACACAGGTTTTGTAGCCCATATCTAATCGCAACCGTGGTATATTTGTTCCGCATCTACAATACATATTTTTAGTTTATTATATTATCAATTAATATTCGTATTTGTTTTGTAATTAATTACCTAACAATTTATTTAAAGCTAAGTTAATAACATATTCTTTCATTTCCATATATTCATCACCGTCAAGTGGTTGGTCAGCTAATTGCCAATCAACACTGTCTTCAATAATTTCTTTCATATGATCTGCTACACCTTGTGCAATCAAATCTAGTTCTGACATTTTACTCATTTATTTTGTTTTTAATGTTAAGTAAAGCTAGTTGATAGCCATAGTTTTTAGCTAATTGCATTAGTAAAAAGTCATTACTTCCGTTGTTTGCTTCTGCAAAACTGTCAAGGTATTCTTCGGTAGGCGTAGCTACTATTCCACGATCTAGTTTACTTAGTTCGTTATTTATATATTCTTTCATATTATTTAAATTTAGCTGCGACTTCACGTATTTCATCTTTGTCTTCTTGATCTAACCCAGGTGTTTGCTGAGCGTACATACGTAGTACATAGTGTACAAAAGTGCAGTCGTTTTCTGTTAGTTTAAGTGTTCTCATTTAATCTTGTTCTAATAGTTCATATATTTCGCTTAGTGTCATTTCATCGACTTCGCATTTCTTGTAGTTCTGTTGTACCCACCATTTAGACCACGCTAAATCCCATGGATTAGTTGTTTTAGTTTCCAAATTCTATTCCTTTATTATTAGTTACCATCCACTCACAGTCATTTAACTTGTGACCTGCGCCATATAAAAACGACTCACATGATTCTGTATCAGGATTCCATTTATTTTCTTTTGTACATAACACGCTAATGTCATATCTATATACTTTACCATCTGTAAAATCTAGTAAGAATATATATTTAGCTATTAATCCAATATCTACTGGATTTATTTCTTTATTTTCTTGCATTTCGTGCCATTTTTTAATTGTATCACTCATGTTTTTACTATTTCTATTAATTGTTTTACTGAATATCTTGATTGATGTTTCCACATACGGTTGTGAGTGAACTTTCGTGCTTTGGCAGAATAGGATTTCTTGCCATTAATTTGTACGCGATTGTACTCTGCATCTGTGAGCCCACCACACCTGCCGTCATGTGCGTGCTTGCGCCTATGCTCGCTTGCACGATTTTGTTGCGCCTGTTTTGCATAGAGACACAGTTCTTTCATTGTAGTTGGATTAGACATAAGACCAGATTGTAGGTTTATATTCAATATAAGTTAAGCCTTTGTAATTAAACCACGAGTTAATACCTTCTTGGTCTTTGTCGCTATTGTAGATGAAGGCAAATCTGTTTGGTAATTCGCCGACTGGATAACCTTTGTAAGTTATGTTGTTTAATTTGATAGTAGTTTTGTCTACTTGTTTGATTATATTTTGCATAGTTTAATTTATTATATTATCAATAGTTAATCGTATTTTGTATGTATTACAGTATAGACTTATCTGTACCTTGAAAAGCTTTATGACCATTATGTAGCGCATAATTAGCTATTCCTTGTCTGAATTGCCACTCTCGCTTACGATATTCGTAGTCAGTACACCATTTGTACATAGCTATACTTGAAGTACAAGCTTTGTATTTAGTTTCAAACTCTTTGATTTGATTTAGTTTATCAGTAATTAGACCTTGAGCGTCTAGCTCTTTGAATTTAGTATCTTGAAATTGCATAGTATTATTTATTAGTTGATTTATAGTAGTTAATACGTTCTAAGACTTCTTGTCTTTCTATTTTTCTTTCGAGTTGCAGTAGTATGTAGCTTGACATATCTATCTGTTTACCGTTAGGGCAAGTTAATATATATTGCATAGTTATATTAGTTTAGTAAAAGTCGTAGTATATTTCAATAACTTTAGATTTTTGTTCTTTAGTTAACAAGTTGAAGTGCTTGCCATATATTCTGAAGGATATATTTAAGTATTTTGAAGACATAATATTATTATTTAATTAGTTAGTATTTTATTGTATTATCGATTTAGAGTCGTATTTAGTTTGTATTGGCTTGTCGTAGTTCTCATCATTGAGAGTTCCAAAGAGTAGCTCGTCAAAGTATTCTTCACGAGCTATAAATCTCTGCTGTAGTTTGCTGTAGTAACTTTTCATTAGTAGCAGATTTGACAGTTAATAGAATCCATCGCTGAATAATCAACTTGGCCTGTTATCATCATAAAGATGAAGAAAGTAATTCCGCCAAACGCTAATGGCATTAGTAAACCGAAAGCTATTACTTCCGCCACTACTTCTACTAGTGGTTTTGATTTTACATATTTAGTTACTGCAGGAATAAATCCTCTGAATTTGAAATTTGACATAGTTATAATTTAGTTATTAGTTGTCACAGTGTGAATCGAACACACTTATATACCATAGTGACATTGCTGTTTTCAACATTATTTAGACAGGTGATGTACACAGCTTAACGCGCCTGTATAATATCCAGTTTAGTCTGTTGCCTACTCGGTTCGGATAGTCACCGTTTTGTAAAGAAGTAGTGGTTATACTACCTCTTTATCTCTTAGTACAACTGGAACACTAGTTGAAGAAGTGTACGAGCCATATTTTTCAAAGCAATTTATAGAAGATAATTTGTCTTTCATAATTTCATACACTTTATCGTGATTGTAAGTGAATGATTTGCCTGATTTAAATTCTACATTGATAGTAGTATTTTTGCCGATTAAAGATTTTCTGATTACGAATCTTTTTGATTGAATTGAATTTTGCATAGTTAAAAGTATTTATTATTATTATTAGTATTTATTAGTTACATTATTATTATCATTATGTATTCGTATTATGTTTGTAATAACTTATATTGAAATCTTTGAAAGTAATATAGTTCATCAAGTATACATTGAGGTAAAACATTTTGTATAATTACTTCTGGATTTTTTAGTAGAAATAATTCTATTGATTGTATGTAAGTTATTCGTTTCATAGTTAGTTTGTTACATTTATATTATCATTATAACTTCGTATTAAGTATGTAAAATAGTTTAGTAGTAGAATGTGACAAGATGTCATACCACTATGTCACTATGTCACTAACAATAGTATATTATATATATGACGTAATGTCATGACAATCAGTCATATGTGTCATGTCAATGTGTCATACAACTAAATCTCACAAGGAAAAGAAGAGCGAGACAGGATAATAGGTATGAAATCTAGGTAGAAAAGTCTAAACCCCCCGCTCGGGGCCCTGAAAAGTCGTATATATGACGTTGAAAATTCTAAAACGGACGCGGACCCCCAAATTTAAAAGTCATTTTTCTTTTTGAAAAGTTTTTAGAATTTAAAGTAGCAACACCATACCCCTATATTTGTAACAACTTTTTAAAAAACAGTGACATAAGCCTTATAATATAGATAAGTAACACCCTATTGTCACACTTTATGTAAAAACACTTCAAAACCTGTAATGATATAGACTAAAGAAAATAAATAAAAACTAACTAAATGTCTATACTGCAAAGCTATCCAAAAGGCACGCCTAAAAAGGGAGATTATATAATTGGTACATCGATACCACCGGCTAATTCTGACGAGATGCCAACTACTAGAAATTTTTCAGTAGATAGCATAGCAAGTTTAGGTAACGCACCTAACGTAGTAACTACTACTTTTACAGTAACAGATGCTCAGTTAAGAACACTAGGTACAACTGATATTACTTTACTTACTTTAGCTGGTGGCAGTGGAGATGGAGAGTACTTACAATTAATAAGTGCATCGATATTACAAGGTGGAGGCGTTCTTGGTAGCAGTTATACTTGGGATGCAGCAGGTGCTTTTATATCATGGAATGACGCAGCGACGAATAATAAGATAATTATACCACAATTGCAACTACCTAATGGTAGCGGAGCTGTACAAGGGCCTTATACTATAGCGGCTGAAAATGGTAATTATAGAAGAGGTGGAGATTTAAAACTTGGTACAGCTGCAGACCCTGTAATTGCTGGTACACCTAACGGAACACTAACAATAAATTTAACATATAGATTATTTCCTCAAACATAATAACTCATGGCTAGAATAAGTTCGTATCCATTTGATACAACTGTCACAGATAATGACGCGTGGATAGGAACTGACGCATTAAACAGACAGACAAAGCAATTCACTGCATCAGCAGTAGCTAAATACCTAAACCTTAATGCTAAGGTAAACATAGGCGGTCAAATGTCATTTAAATGGTCTGATACGCAAAATGGTGGAAATGGTACTATATCTAAAACCGGTGGTGGTGGATCCGGAACGGGACTTGATACTTTGACACAAGTAAGAATATCTATAACAGAACTAAACGGTCAAAATGTAGTTAAGTTTTTAGAGTATATAACAGGTAAACCCATATTGCTAGGTCAAGGTGATCAGATAAGTCAGTTTGGTAATTATACATTAGACACTTACACTGTAGATCCTGCAGATCCTTTTTATTATATAGCTGATTTAACCTACATCGGTGGTAATGGAGTTGTTGCTCCACAAGGAACTCAATATACATTAATACATTTTGACATAACTAGTAGTGGTGATGTAAACTTAAAACAAAATTTTACCTCATCAACACAATGGATTATAAACAATACAACAGGTAAGGCAGAACCTTCAGTCACTTTAACTGACAATTCAAATCCGCCAAACGAAATAAAAGGATGTGTAACATACACAAACGCAACAACAATAACAGTCGATTTTGATAAAACAGTAGCAGGATCGTCAATACTAAACTAACAAATTTAAAAAAATAAACTATGCCTATTAATTACTACTGCGCCATTGCAATGAATGGCTCTGATATTGAAATGAACCGTAACGAGCTTTTGCTTCCGGTCATAGACAATGAAACCTCTGCACCAGCGACAGGTAGTGAGGTAGAAGGTCAAATGTATTACAACACCAGCACTAACATTATGTATTTTTATAATGGAAGCGCGTGGGTTGAAATGGATGGAACTGGTTCAGGTGTATCTTCACTAGCTGGAGGAACATCTACGTATATAACAAATTCAGTTGATGTATCTACTGGTGCTGTTACTTTAACTAGTACATTGGCTGGAGGAACTGGATCTAACACTGAATTTTATAGAGGTGACGGAACATGGGCAACACCCGCTGGAGCTTATACTAAATGGCAGTATAAAGTAAACGGTGGAACAGGTATTGATATGATCGATGGTGAAATACTTAATTTTATCTCAAGTACTGGTATTGGCTTAGCAGGCGCGGCCGCATCCCCAAACACACTTACTATAACAAACACAGGTGTAACAAGTATTGCCGCAGGTACTGGTATTTCTGTAAATGGTTCTACAGGCGCGGTTACAATTACAAACACCGTAGCTAATACAACTTCTTTAGGTATTGCAAATTCTGGTGGAACCGAGCAGTTCACAGTTACTGATACGGTAGATTTACAGTTTGCTGCTTCAGGTGGCGCGAGTGTTGCTTTTGATTCTACAAATAAAAGAGTAACATATACAGCACCATCTAATACAAATGAAACATATACATTGCCAGTTGCCGCTGGAGGCGCTAATTCTGCTGTTCTTAATTTAACAGCTGGTGGTACTGGTTCTGGTATTAAATCTTCTGTAACAATAAATGGTACTGGTGGTGAAATAGCGATTACTGAATCTACAGGAAACAACGGTAGTGTTACAGTTGGTTTACCAACAGATGTAGTAATTGCTGGAGACTTAACGGTTTCAGGTGGAGATATTACATTAGGCGGAACAGGACGTATACAAGGTATTGATACAGTTAGTGCTGGAACAGATGCTGCTTCTAAAGCTTATGTAGATGGACTTGTAACTGGAGGCTTAACTTTCAAAGACGGCTTTAATGCTGGATCCGGTGCAATAGATGGTGGCGGTAACCTTACAACAGGTAGCTCAAGAGTGGCAATATCAGTAGGTGATTACTATGTGGTAACAACCTCTGGTAGTTTTTATGGATCAGTACAACTAGATGATGGAGATTCTGTAATATGTAAACAAGATGCGGCTGTAGGAACATCTGATATAAATGACTGGGTTATTGTTCAGTCTGATGAAGGTGTTACTCAATTTAGCTCTAGCAATGCGTTAACCGCTTCTGTTGGTTCGGCAATAACTTCACAAACAGCTAGTGTTGGATCTGTGTCATTACAATCATTTGCTTATGATGGTGGTTCTAACGTAGGTCACGTTCCAACCGGTGGTTCAAACAGTACGTTTTTACGTGGAGACGGTACTTGGGTAACACCTACAAATTCAGGTGGTACTATAACTAGCATTGATATAACAGAAACAGGTACCGCACTTACTATTACGGAAACTGGAACTGCTACTGATCCTGACTTTAACATATCAGGAGCCGGTACATCTTCTCAAGTTGTTCTTGGTGATTTAACTTTAGGAACTCTACCAGTGTCTGGCGTAACAAGTGTAAACTTTAAAACCGACGGTACAGCATTAAATGTAGCCTCAAACACGATCACAGGAAGTGGCACAATGACCGGTATATGGCAAGGTACTGCTTCGGAGTACGTGAATGGACTTGGTGATAGAGTTACTTTTCCAACAATACCACAAGGTGATGTAACTGGAGTAAATGCTTCTACAGCTAATGATGAACTTGGTATTAAAGTAGCATCTTCAACAGGACCAGTTCCTGTAGTTGGTCTTGATATTAAAGGACTTACTGACATTGGAACAGGAGTTGCTAGTACTGATAGATTACCTATATATGACGTAACAGGAGATGTAAACAAATATGCTACAATTCAATCATTAGCACCTGCTATTAGAAAAGCAAGTACTTATGCGGCAACAATATCTAGCTTTGGTTCAATAACACACGGTTTAGGATCTTACGATGTAATAGTTCAACTTTATGATGCTAGTAATTACGAAACAATATATGCTTGTGTTGATAGAACATCAGTTAACGCAGTTGCTATTTCTGGAGGTAGTTTCCCAGCGGGTAACATAAGAGTGTTAGTTTCTCTAGCTGATTCAGGATCATAACAATAAAAATAAAATAAAATAAAATCAAATGGCAATAGAACTATATTGTAACCAATCAATAAATGGAACGCTAAATACCACTGGAATTATAACTTCCGGTGGTATTATAACGGCGCCAGGTGGTACATCTACTGAGTGGAATACATCATACGATAATATGATTACTGCATTTAGTGATTCTGGTAGTTCTACTATAACGCTAACTCTTACACAACAAGATGGTGGTACTTTAACTACATCATTTAGTAATCCACAAGGTACGGTGACTAGCGTAACAGCTGGAACTTACTTAACTAATATTGGAACCGCAGCAGATGTAATTTTAGACCACGACAATACAAGTAGATCAAATAACAGTAGTAGCGTTTCACCTGCTTATGGCGCTAGCTTCACAGTTATAGATACTATAAACACAAACACCACAGGTCACGTAACTGTTGTAAATACTAAAACAGTAACATTACCAGCAGCTGAAGACTACACATGGACAGCTGCAGCAGACGCCGGTAGCAATAGAATTATACAAAGCGGAAATACAATTGATTTTACAGGTGGAACAAATATAAATACAGAGAATGCTAGCGTCTATACTAGGTTTCATCTAGACGATAGTATTACTCTAGCTGGTACACTAACTGTAAACGGCACGGGCCAATCAAGTTTCGGTGGACAAGTTACTGTACCAACTACGCCAAGCGCTGGAACTGACGCTGCTTCTAAATCTTATGTAGATGCTCACACAAGCGGAATAGGAGGTTCAGGAACAACTAACTTTATACCAATGTTCACCCCTAATGGAACTACGTTGGGAAATTCTCAAATAAGTCAGGCGAATATAGGTACAGGAAACGCTAAAAGAATAACCGTAGCCTCAAGAATGACCATTACAGGTAGCGGTGGTGATGCTGATGGGGGAACTTTAAATCTTAGTTCTAATAGTGCAAGATTGGGAATTTGTACTAGTGCTTATCCTGGCTCTATTACAGAACCGGAAGCATCATTAGATGTAGGAAAAAATGCAAGAATAAGAGGATCTTTAAATGTAGGCTCAACAAATGAGCAATATTTATTTGTTAGTACAACAGGAGATAATCCTGTAGGTTATGTAAAAATGGGTTACTATGGATCCGGTGTTGAATGGGGGTCGTCTACATCTACCACAAGAACTCCTCAATACTCAACAGGTTTTGGTAGTGGTGGTAAAGTGGTTGAAGATGCAAGGTATTATACTTTTAAAATTTCATTTGCAAATATGGCTACTATAGACACAAGTCCTAGAGTGTTAATAGCACAAGATACCGGACTCTACACTTACATAGTGGAGGATTTCTATGTATTTCAAGACAACGCGAGTTCTAATAATCCAGCGCCAGTCTTTAATTCTGATTTGAGACTTGATTATAAATACACGCCAGGAGTCGGTACCGTAAGAACGAGTACTGCTTGGGTGGTTCCACAAGCTACCATTAGTCGAGACGCCAATTTAAGAAAAAGAAGAACGCTTATGCAAGGAGTTTCAGCAGGTGCTTTAAGTGTATCAGGCGCAGGACTACAAGAGGGTACTGGTACTGCATATGCAAGGGCGTCTGTAATACTAACAGCTAGCTCGGTTACTTCACAAAGCGGCTCGGGAGACTACTATCTAAGATTAAAAGTTAAAAAAATAAACATCGGTAATGATATTATTAATAACACACAAACAATTACAATAACATAGTTAAAGTAAAAACAATAACAAACAAGTGATAATATAAACATACCTGCTCGGTTAGAGCAATAACCAATGTCAAATTTAAAACCAAAACCAATGACACTATTTTACCAGACTAACACGTGGACTAGTCAACCACAAATTACGGAAGAAACCAAGAAAATTTGGGAACATATAGTTCAAAAGAAAAACTGGAGAATTGTACAGCTACCAAATGGATTTTACCAAACTGAATACCTTGATCCAAAAAAAGAAGATTCATGGATCGATGTAACGAGACGCGAAACAATGGAAGGTGCTGAATCAGCAATAGATGCTTCTATTAACCATTATGAGAAAAAATTAGCTCATATTCGCGGACCACAAGTCGTTAAAACTTTTAAATAAAATAAATCAAATTAAATCTAATTAAATCATGGCAGACGCTATAGTAAAAAATCTTAGTTTTGGAGACAAAGCTAAAGATAAAATATTTAAAGGAATTGAACAACTCACAAATGCTGTTAGCTCCACACTTGGAGCTAGCGGTAAATGTGTTATAATGGAAGATGACCAGGGTAATCCTGTCATAACAAAGGATGGTGTTACTGTCGCAAACTGTATAACATTGCACGATCCAATTGAAAATATGGGTGCAACTTTGTTAAAAGGCGCAGCAAGAAAAACAGTTAATGAAGCTGGCGATGGAACAACTACAGCTACTGTATTAGCTCACGCTATACTAAGTGAAGCTCGTAGTAAGGACGTAAACACTAGAGAACTAAAAGAAGGTATAAACAAAGCTGTTGATAAAGTTGTTGAATATTTAGAATCAATAAGTATACCCGTTAAAGGTGACATGATAGATGATATAGCAACTATATCAACCAACAACGATAAAGTTCTAGGTAAGTTAATAGGCGATGCTTTTAGAGAAGTAGGTGAAACAGGGATTGTGACACTGGGTGTTTCTGAAAACGGAATAACAGAAACAGAGATAGTAGATGGCATAGAATACTACAAAGGTTACTGCCATCAAAACTTTATAACTAACAAAGAAAAAGGTACGGCGGAGTTAGACAAACCATTAGTTTTAATAATGGAATCAAAAGTAGAATCTATTAGACAAATACAACCTGTGCTAGAACATGTAATAAAAAACAACAAGCCACTACTTGTAATAGGCGAAGTTGACCCCACTGTTCTTTCTGCTTTAGTAATGAATAAAATGAAGGGTAATATTAAAGTAAACGTTGTAGACCCTCCAGCATATGGCTTACGTAAAAAAGAAATACTAAATGATTTAGCATTACTTACAAACTCAACTATAATCAATGAAGATTTAGGTGATGATTTAAATGCAATACAAATAGATTACTTAGGTGAATGTGTAAAGTCAATTTCTCAAGAAAATCAAACAGTAATTCAAGTAGAAGAAATACCTGATGAAGCTAAAGATTTTATAGAAAAAATTAAAAAAGATTTAAAAAAGAAAAACCCTGCACACGTTGTTGTTAATTTAGAAAGAAGATTAGCTACATTAAGTGCTAAAGTGGCTATAGTAAAAGTAGGTGCTTTTTCTGATGTAGAATTAAAAGAAAAAACAGATAGGGTTGAAGACGCTATATGTGCTACAAAAGCCGCTATAAAACAAGGTATAGTACCAGGAGGTGGTATTGCTTTATTAAATGCTTCGTCAATAATAAAACCTAAAACAAAAGGTCAACAAGTATTATTAGAAGCTATAAAGTCACCTTTTAAAACTATACTTAAAAACGCTAATATTAAAGAACCGGATTTTAGTAAAAATGATGGTACTGGATTAAACGTGGTTACAGGAAAAATGGTAAATATGGTTGAGTCAGGGATTATTGATCCTTTGCTCGTAACTAAAAGCGCTTTGATTAACGCGGCTTCTGTGGCAACAACTATTCTTTCTACTGATTGTGTAATTAATAATATGAGAATAGATGAAAGCACTAGGTAGAAATTTAATTATAGAAAAGCTAGAAGATCAAATTCAGGAAACTGATGGTGGATTACTTTTAGCAGAAATACACCGAGATGACATTAGATACTTAAAGGCTAAAATTATAAGCCTAGGTAATGATGTTGAAGGGGTTAAAAAAGAAGATATTATATTTTATGATAAGCATGCTGGTCATAAGATACAGAATAATAAAAAAATATATCACGTTATTAAGTCAACAGACGTGGTCGTTGTTTTGTGAAAAAGCTAGAAGCAGGAGATTTAAAAAATCTTAATCTGCTAAAACATTATCGAATAATACGTAAATGGGCTTCCAAAAACAACGATCTAAATGAAGCAGATTTAGAACTATTGATATATTTAGATTGTATAGACTTGTTTACAAAAAAAGATTTTGAAGCAGGTTCTTACTCTTACAGTTGGGATAATAGAAGATGGAGTAGATTAATAAAAGGCGAATGGATTTCTGTTTGGAGACAGAGAAATAGAACAACTCAAAAGTACAACATATACAAAGTTTCTTTTAAAGGCAAACAACTTATTAAAAGAATATATCGCATAATGCTAGGTGAAGATGATATACCTATTAGTAAAAGGCGAAACAAGATTATAAAAGGAAATTCATATATAGATAAAGTTTTAACTAAATCTATATATAATGTTAATAAAGATAAAAACAGATAAATGAGTACAATAACAGCAGCAGCAGCAGCATCAGGAAGTTTATCACCTAGATTTACTCAACTTACAGGAAGTAGGTCTGGAGGAATAATTGCAGCTGCCGGTCAAGCTTTAGGATCTAACAATCAACAGGCTGCTGGAGCTGCAGAACCAGAATCAACTGACCCAAGTTACTTATCTGATGCTAATTCAGCTTATAGTGATGCTTATTCTGCAATGATGGATAATCAAGGGCCAGGTGGAAGAGCAAACTCTCAGTCGGCTGGTTTAAGAGACACCTTCAATTCTGCTAAAGAAGCGAGAGACGCGGCTAGATTAAGATTTAAATCAGAAGAAGCAGGTATGTCTCCAGAGGAATACAGTAAAGATCAAGTGTCTCAGTATGGTGGAGGTTATGGAAGAAGATTAGGTATTGGTAATATGACGTCTCAATACGGTAACGTTAGGAATGGTGTTAACGCAACTCAAAACCAACTAGTATCAGACGCACAGCAATCTTATACAGATAATCCTAGTGAGCAAGAAACTTCTGAATCTAAATTAAGAAACCCTTTAGGACAAGAGTTGCAACCTATGACAAATGCTATAGGTTTTAAAAACAGCGCTATAACAAACGCTGGAAATATGTTTGGTCAATCTTACGGAGGATTGTTCGCCGGAGCAGCAAAAAAAATAAAAAATAATAGCTTTGAGGTACACAAAATGTATAGCAAAGACGGAAAAGTTGAAACAGCTGAAACAGAAAAAGAACACTTAGCTTTAAAGAAAAAAGGATATAATCACGATAAATCAAGAAAAAAATAATTATGGACCACAAAAAATACGATCCAGCAATGGAAAAATTAAAACCAGGAACAAAAGTTGGTGTAGTAGGTGAATCTCATATATGGGACGGGCCTTTAAATCAAGAAGGCAGAGTTCATGGTCAAGGAGCTAGTAATGGAATAACAGGTATGCAAATACTTAAAGCTCCTGTTAAATATAAAGGAATCAATCCAGTTCTTTGCGCACAAGGCAGAGTTGGAGAATTATAAAAAACAAAAAAAATGAGTACATACAATTCATCGGTAAGTGTTATCCTCAGCGACACTATTAATATACCTCAACCTGGGGTTATAGCTAGTGGTACAAACACAGGGGCTACAAATCAATTAATTGATGCTGGTAGTGATTTTTTACCAGCAGTAACTAATCCTCTGGGATATGTTATATCTGGAGGAGACGTAGTATACACTAATGGCGAAATATTTACCGTGGTAAGTGTGGACGATGCAAATACAATAACGTTAAGTGGCAGTCCCACTCAAGCTGCTACATATGAAATATATAAAAGTAACGCTGCTAATATTAGCGACGGTTATTCTTTGTATTTTGGAACAACAGGTAATGTTGTTGTTGAAGATGTTTCTGGTAATCAAGTTACTTTAAATAATGTAGCTGCTGGAAAAGTAATAGATCTACTGGTGGTTAAAGTGTTATCAACTGGATCAACTGTTTTAACTGATATAGTAGCTTTACAAAACATATAGTTATGGCAAATATTCTAATGAACAGATTAGGTGCTGCTAAGGCCGGTAAAGGTTGCGCAGAGTCAGAAGGTGGAAGCGGGTGCGTTGTAAAGCGTGGCGATAAATACGTTATTTTAAATAACAAAAAAGGTGGTGTTTGGAAATCAGGTTTTTCTTCAGCTGAAGAAGCTAAGAAAATGCTTTCCGCATATCACGCAAATTCATAATTATGGGATACAATTATAAAGGACATTACGGTCATTACAGCGGAAACGCTAAACACTCAAAACATCACATGGTTAATTCATGGGAAGAAGAAGATGTAGCAAGAGGTAGAAAAGAAATGGCTGAAGGCCACAAAGGACATGCTGAAGCTTTGTTTGACGATGCTCATGGTAGTTACAATTACGATGGTCATAATTCTACTGGCGCTGAACATCATGGAGCTGCTAAGACAGTTAGTTGGAAATATGGAGACGCTACGTACTCAGGTGAATTAATACCTAGCAAAGAAACATCTACACATAGATATGCTAGAACACATAATGGTAAAATAAAATCCTTACCGAAGAATAAATAAACAGAGTAAACTGATAAATCAAAAAAACAACCAAACCAGGCTTAACAGCCACAAAACAAAAACAAATGTCAAAATTTTTAAAATTCAACATTGTTGACTCGTCAGCACTTGCAACACAAGGAACTGAATTAGTCAACGTAGATCAAATCCAAAGCGTATCATACGTTGTAGGAACAGGAGTGTTATCACTTGTATTAAAAGGCGCTGTAAGTAGCCAAGCAGGATACGCTATCGCTAATGATGGTTCTGCAACTGTACCAGTTACAACTCTAAGCCAAAGAGTAATAAACATTACTGTAACAACAACTAAGGATGGTGCTGCAGGTGTTCCAGCAATTATAAACGGATCTAAGTCACCACAAAAAGCTGTATATGCTGCATTAACTGCTAATCCAGGAGGTGTACAATCAACAGTTCAATTAGGACTTGATGAAGCAGCAACCCCGGTTCAAATGTATTTTTCTGACTTTGCAATTGCAACTGAAGTAATAGCATAAATGGAATCCAAGGGATTAGGCGATAGCATTGCTAAATTCACAAACAAAACAGGTATTAAGACCGTTGTAGATAAAATATCAGACGGTCTTAACATACCTTGTGGTTGTGATAAAAGACAATCATGGTTTAATAAAAAATTTCCTTATAACAATGGCATTTAAAATAAACCCTCCGTTCGATTTAAATAAAATTAACACTTCTGTATTTGAAAGAGATATGGGTGATGATCCTGTTTATGCGCGAACACCTAAAAATGGAGTTATTATTTTAAATGAAAATTTACTAGATGATCCAGTAGAAATGCAGAAAACATTAGCTCATGAACAAGTTCACGTTGATCAATATAAAAGTGAAATAAAAAATCCAGGTAGTGGATTAGATTATGAGGTAGATTCTGAAGGAGCTGGTAAAGTAATGTTTAAAGGAAAAGAATATGATTACTCAGTAATGCAAGCCGGTAAAGGTCCTTGGGAAAAAGATGCTCAATTAGCAGAGAAAAAATTAATGCAAAAACAAATAAATAAACGTAATGGATAAAATGAAAACAAATCAAGATGGCGGTAGCGTAACAGCTAAAGATTCATCAGCTGCAGGAAAGCAGTTAGAAAAAAACCAAGCAAAAGAAGGCGCTGCTAAATATAAAGGTGCTCATGATTATGACACGTCTAAAGGTTCTCACGGTCACGACTCAAAAGGTGGTCACGGTGCTGCAAAAATGGGTTACTCTCAATCTTTTGGAGCTGCAAGAATGAATGGTTATGCAAAAGGAGCTGCTAAAGTAGCTAACATAATGAGCTTTGGAGCTTCTAAATACATGAAACACGGAGCGGCAGATACAGGACATGGTGGACCAGAAGGTCATACTCATCCTACAAAAACGATAAAGTCTAGAACAACTAGTGGTGGTGGAAGTTCTTCTTCTAGTTCAAACACTACTGGAGGTGGAAGTTCTAGCTCTACGCAATCAACAGATAATCTGAAAAATTACCAAGCAGGTTTAGTAGATTTAGGGTCTGATTTTAAACCAACACCAGAACAAACAGCAGCCGCTAATGCTAGAGTCGCAGAGTTGAAAAAGAAAGACGCAGCCGCAGCCGCAGCTAATACTGCAAACGCAACATCGTCTAGTAGTTCATCTAATACAACTAATTCTGGTAGTAGTACAAATAATGAGGAAATCATTACATCGCCAAAATCAATGGCTGAAACGGTGCTGCAGGGTAATATTCAGGCAGAAAATAGAAACCAGCGATTTAATTTTGATAGAGAAGAGGCAAATATTACAGCTACTAATGATTCTATTACTGCTGCTAATAAAGCGTTAGATAGATTGCCTAGATTTAGACAAAATACTCCACAAGGACAGAGTTATGCTGGCAAAGCGGGTGGTCGAGCAGCTGCACTAACAAGAATTAACAGCGGTCTTTTTGGAAGAGATGAAGCGATTTCCATGTACAGAGAAGGGCAAAAGAAAGAATAATAAATTTTGAAAAAAATAATTCAATGGCTTACAGGTGGCGTCATCAAAGAAGTTGGTGACGTCATTGATAAGCTTACAACCACAAAAGAGGAAAAGCTGCTAATTAAAAAGCAAATCCAAGAAATAATGGATAAAGCTAATGCAGAAGCAGAGAGTCAAATAACGAGGCGTTGGGAAAGCGATATGAAATCAGATTCATGGCTTTCTAAAAACACACGACCTATGGCTTTAATATTTTTATCTATTATGGCTATAGCTTTTATATGGGTTGATAGTCATCATGAAATATCTTTTACTGTAGAACAAGAGTGGATTGGATTATTAAAGCAGTTACTTACAACTGTTTATATAGCTTATTTTGGATCACGAGGCGTGGAAAAATTCAAATCTATAAGTAATAATAAATAGTAAGAGTATTAATTAAATTAAATAAAATCTAATAAAATGAAAAAACTAATATTATCATTATGTTTATTCTGTTCTATTCTAATGTATTCACAAGATAGAAAAGAATTTGCTGGAGTGTGGCAAGATATCAACAACGAAGAAACTGTTTTAGTTGTATATCACGACAAGATTATTAAATCTTTAAAATTTTGGAACTTTAGATTAGGTGACCAATTCAATATTAAAGAAAGTTTTTTGTATGAAAAAAACGGTTTAGTCCAAACAGAATACGAAGACAACGTTAACAATGTCAAATTTATTACTGAGTACAGATTAGAAGATAATATATTAACAAAAGAAGCGAATGGTATGCTTCAACAATTCACTAAATTAAATTAAATAAAATGGCAGAAAGCTTTAAAATTACAGAAGAAGAGTTAAAAGTTGTTCAAGAACAACAAGCTAATTATCAAAAAATAATAGAGCAACTAGGGTTATCCGACGTGAGAAAGCACACGCTTTTATCTCAGTTAGATTTATTACTTCCTAAAATAGAAGAGAATAAACAAGCTCTTGAGGAGAAATACGGTTCTATTAATATAAACATACAAACAGGCGAATACACTGAAATAGAAAAAGATGACGGTGAAACAGCTGTTGTTAAGGCTGAGGACTAATGACTAATGTAATAAGAAAAATCAGTATAGGTGCTGATTATAAAAGCGATGCTATGCACTACTCTGTTGGACAAAGTGTCTATGGTGGTCATGAAATTGCCTATATAACTCAAGACCAGAAAGATAATTCTTATAATATTCACATAAAGAAAAACAATGAGGTATTGCCGTGGAAGAAGTTTAATTCTAACATGGCTATATCCATTGAGTACGATCTAGAGTATTAATGAAAAGCTTGTATGATTTCATAGTAAAACCTTTGGGAGATACTTACGAAAATAAAAAAACAATAGGTAACAAAGAGCTTGTATTAAATACTAAAATTGAAAGTTTTAAATTTGTAAATAATGTAGCAGAGGTTATTGAAACTCCAGCTGCTTATGAAACTATTATAAAAAAAGGCGATTTAGTATTAATACACCATAATGTTTTTAGAACTTTTTATAGCATGCAAGGTGTAAAGAAAAAATCAAGATCTTATTTTAAAGATAATTTGTTTTTCTGCGCTCTTGATCAAATATACTTGTGTAAAAATAACAATGAATGGAAAGCTGTAAACAATAGATGTTTTGTTAAACCTTTAAAATCTAAAGACAAATTAACAACAAATAAAGAACAGCACCTTGTTGGTATACTTAAAATAGGTAATAGTTCCTTAGAAGCGCTAGGAATAAACGAGGGAGACTGTGTTGGTTATACTCCTTATGGGGAATATGATTTTAATGTAGAAAACGAGCGTTTATATTGTATGAAATCTAATGATATTGTAATTAAATATGGAAATAAAGAAAACCAAGAAGAGTATAATCCAAGCTGGGCAAATAGCGGTTGAAGAACTAATAAAGGTCGCTAAAGAGCCCATTATAGATTTTGGCCCTGACATCTCAGCAGATAGACTTAAGAATGCCGCAGCTACTAAAAAATTAGCTATATTTGATGCCTTTGAAATATTACAAAGAATACAAGAAGAAGAAAATATTATAAACGAAAAACCAAAAGAAGTTAAAGAAGAAAAAGCTTTTAAAGGTTTTGCAGAAGGAAGATCTAAGTAATGTATACACAAGATCTTTTTACTGTTGTTGAAGACCACGTGAAACCTAAAGTTCTAAAAAGAATGAATAGGTATAATAAGTGGGAGTATGGTTACAATGAAGAACATGATATAGTTATTATATCTAAAACAGGAAGAATAGGTGAAATATATAAAATACAAAATTTATATATAGGATTACCTGAAGTTCCTAAGGATGTTGTTAAATTTAAAAACAACAAATGGAATAGAGAAACATTACCAGTTGCTTTCAAAAAAATCAAAACAATTTTTGATTGGGAAGAGTACCCAGTTGATTTTAAAGAAAAATGGTATGACTACATTGATAAAGAATTTACTAGAAGAGAGCAAGGTTTTTGGTTCTATAATAAGAGTGTGGCTACTTACCTTACTGGTACTCACTATATGTACTTGCAGTGGTCCAAAATTGATGTTGGGAAACCAGACTTTAGGGAAGCAAACAGATTATTCTTTATATTCTGGGAAGCTTGTAAAGCCGACATCAGGTGTTATGGAATGTGCTATCTTAAAAACCGTAGATCGGGATTTTCTTTTATGGCATCAGGAGAGGTGGTTAATCTTGCAACTATTAATTCCGATTCACGGTACGGAATATTGTCCAAATCTGGGGCCGACGCAAAGACAATGTTCACTGATAAGGTCGTCCCAATATCGGTCAATTATCCGTTCTTTTTTAAACCGATACAGGACGGAATGGACCGTCCCAAGACCGAACTTGCCTATAGAGTACCAGCGTCCAAATTCACCAGGAGGAAACTCATCGCCAACGAGACCGCGGCCGATCTTGAGGGACTCGATACCACTATCGATTGGAAGAACACGGGTGACAATGCCTACGATGGGGAGAAACTCAAACTCCTCGTCCACGATGAATCCGGTAAATGGGAAAGGCCGAACAACATCCTCAACAACTGGCGCGTTACGAAAACCACCCTTAGATTAGGTAGTAGAATTATTGGAAAGTGTATGATGGGTTCAACATCTAATGCTTTAGACAAAGGAGGTGATAACTTCAAGAAATTATACTATGACTCAGATGTTACAGAAAGAAACGCCAATGGACAGACTCGCAGCGGACTCTATTCTTTGTTCATACCTATGGAATGGAACTACGAAGGATACATTGATTCTTATGGCGTACCTGTATTCGACACACCAAAGAAACCGATTGAAGACCCTCACGGAGTAAAAATAAAACAAGGAGTAATAGAATATTGGCAAAATGAAGTAGATGGTTTAAAGCAAGATCAAGACGCTTTAAATGAATTCTATAGACAATTTCCAAGAACTGAAGAACATGCTTTCAGAGACGAAGCTAAATCTTCGTTATTTAATTTAACTAAGATTTATGAGCAAATAGATTACAATGGTGATGTTGGTAAAACAAAGCTAGTAACAAGAGGAGATTTTTACTGGGAAAACGGAATAAAAGATACACGAGTTCTTTTTGCACCTAAAAATAATGGTAAATTTTATTTATCATGGGTGCCAGACGTTAGTCAACAAAATAAGATTATAATTAAAAGAGGTATAAAATACCCAGCTAATGAACACATGGGTGCTTTTGGATGTGACTCTTATGACATATCAGGAACAGTGGATGGCAGAGGTTCTAATGGATCTTTACATGGTCTAACTAAGTTTAGCATGGAGAACGCTCCTGCAAATCATTTCTTTTTAGAATATATAGCAAGACCTCAAACCGCTGAAATGTTTTTTGAAGATGTTTTAATGGCTTGTATTTTTTATGGAATGCCTATATTAGCGGAAAATAATAAACCTAGATTACTGTATCATTTTAAAAGAAGAGGTTATAGAGGTTTTGCAATGAATAGACCGGATAAATTAAAACTATCTATTACAGAAAGAGAGATAGGTGGAATACCTAATTCATCAGAAGATATTAAACAAGCTCACGCGGCTGCTATAGAATCATATATAGAAGATTTTGTAGGTTTAAAACAAAATGGAACATATGGAGATATTTACTTTCAAAGAACATTAAACGATTGGTCTAAATTTAATATAAATAACAGAACAAAACATGATGCATCTATAAGTTCTGGCCTAGCAATAATGGCCTGCAATAAAAATAAATATAGACCAATACCTACAATTACAAGGAAAACTTATGATCTTGGTTTTAAAAGATATAATAATAAAGGAACAATGTCAAAAATAATTGAATAAATGAAAATGTACACTAACTCAAATAGCGCCTTTCCTAGTCAGGTAGTACCGGATTATGAAAAAGCTTCGTTAGAATATGGTTCACAAGTGGCGCAAGCTATTGAGACAGAGTGGTTTAATCAAGGCCGAACTAATGGTAATAGATATCTTACTAGTTTTAATAATTTTCATCATTTAAGATTATACGCTAGAGGTGAACAACCTGTTCAAAAATACAAAGACGAACTATCAATAAACGGTGACTTAAGCTACTTAAATCTAGACTGGAAGCCGGTTCCTATATTATCTAAATTTGTTGATATTGTTGTAAACGGTATATCTAGTAAAGAATACGATATAAAAGCTTATTCGCAAGATCCTGCTTCTGTCAAAAAAAGAACCATGTATGCGACTGCTGTTGCAGAAGATATGTTTGCTAAAGAACAAATGCAAGCTGCTGAAAATTTACTAGGAGTTCAACTACAAAGAACAAGTATTCCTCCAACAGACTTACCAGAAACAAAAGAAGAATTAGAATTACACTTACAGTTAAGTTATAAGCAAGCTATTGAAATAGCTGAGGAAGAAGCTATAACACAAACTTTAGCTAAAAATAAATGGGAACTTACTAAGAGAAGATTAAATGAAGATTTAGTTGTATGTGGTATAGCTTGTGCAAAAACTAATTTTAATGTTGCCAATGGTATAACTTTAGACTACGTTGATCCTTCTTATTTAGTATACTCTTACACAGAAGATCCTAATTTTCAAGACATATATTATGTTGGTGAAGTTAAATCAATAACTATACCAGAGCTTAAAAAACAGTTTCCTAATATTCCAGAAGAAGAATTACAAAGAATTCAAGAAATGCCTGGTAATAGACAATATATAACTGGGTGGGGTAACTATGACAATAACACGGTTCAAGTAATGTATTTTGAATATAAAACTTACATGAATCAAGTTTTTAAATTAAAAAGAACTGAAAACGGGTTAGAAAAAATAATAGAAAAAACAGATGAATTTAATCCTCCACCAAATGATGGATTTGAAAGAGTCGGTAGAAGTATAGAGGTGTTATACACTGGAGCTAAAGTATTAGGAACAAATACAATGCTTAAGTGGGAGCTAGCAGAAAACATGACAAGACCAGCTGCTGATACTACTAAAGTAGAAATGAATTATTCTATAGTTGCACCAAGAATGTACAAAGGTAGAATAGAATCTATTGTAAGTAGATGCACAGGTTTTGCAGACATGATACAGTTAACGCATTTAAAAATGCAACAAGTATTAGCTAGGATGGTGCCAGACGGTGTATTCTTAGACATGGACGGTTTAGCAGAGGTTGATCTAGGTAATGGTACAAACTACAATCCAGCAGAAGCATTAAATATGTATTTTCAAACTGGTTCTATTGTTGGTAGATCACTCACACAAGATGGTGATCCTAATAGAGGTAAAGTACCTATTCAAGAATTACAGTCATCTGCAGGTGGTCAAAAACTAGCAGCACTAATACAAACGTACCAATATTACTTACAAATGATACGTGATGTAACGGGCCTTAACGAAGCTAGAGATGGTAGTTTGCCAGATAAAGACGCTCTAGTAGGTCTTGCAAAAATGGCGGCTAATCAATCCAACATAGCTACAAAACATATAAATCAAGGTAGTTTATATATTGCTTTAAAAATATGTGAAAATATATCGTTAAAACTAGCAGATGCTTTGAGTTATCCTTTAACAGCTAACGCTTTAGTAGAAGGTATATCTATTTATAATGTAGAAACATTAAGAGAAGTATCTAATTTAAACCTACATGATTTCGGTATATTCCTAGAGTTAGAACCTGACGATGAAGAAAAAGCACAGTTAGAACAAAACATACAAGTAGCTTTACAGTCTGGAGGTATTGATTTAGAAGACGCAATTGATATTCGTCAAATAAAAAATTTAAAGCTAGCAAATCAATTACTAAAACAAAAACGTAAAAAGAAATTAGCTAGAGAAAGAGCAAATCAAGAAAGAATGATAGCTGCTCAAGGTGAAGCTGCGGCTAAAACAGCAGAGCAAACTGCATTAGCAGAAACTCAAAAACAAGCAGCGTTGACCCAACAAAAGGTTAGCATAGAACAAGCTAAGTCTCAATTTGAGATAAGTAGAATGGAAACTGAAATGCAGATAAAAGCTAAGTTAATGCAGCAAGAGTACGGTTATCAATTTCAACTAGCTCAAATAAAAACAGGGGCTGAAGGTTCTAAGGAAAAAGATATTGAAGATCGTAAAGATAAAAGATTAAAAATGCAAGGTACTCAACAGAGTAAATTGATACAACAGAGACAAAATGACTCTAATCCTGTTGATTTTGAAAATACAGGAGAAAACAACCTAGGATTTAACATAGAAGAGTTAATGCCTAAAGTTTAATTATTTAATTATTTAATTATATTATATTATGTCAGAAAACACAAAGACCGAAGAGGTCAAACAAGAAGGTGATTTTAAAATTAAAAATAAAAAAACACCAAAAAACTTAGGACACCTTAGC